GGTGGAAGTGCCTATCTATGAACGCTTAGATTTATTTGATTTTGAAGCAGTAGAATTGACTTCTACGATACAAGATGCACAAGATATAGGCGAAGTGTTTACAGACTTCTCACAAACCTTTAAAGTACCTGCTTCAAAGCGGAATAATAAGGTTTTTACGCACTTTTATCAAAGCGACCTTAATACAGGGTTTGACTCAAGAATTAAGCAACGTGCGAAGTTAGAATTAGGTGGTGTACCCTTTAGAAATGGCTTCTTATCTCTTACAGAATCAAATGTAAAGAATGGTAAGGCGGAATCTTACTCTGTAACGTTTTATGGTGCTATAGTTAGCTTAAAAGAGATTATAGGTGATGATGAGTTAAAGTCTTTAGCTGGTTTAGATAAGTTTAACCACGAATACAACTTAGATAATGTTTGGGATGGCTTTCGTATAGGTTTAGGCTTAAATGCAAGTAATGAAATGGTTTTTTCAGGTGATAGAGATATTATCTATCCATCTATATCGTTTGAAAACGATTGGTATTACAGCACTTCTGAGCCTGTGGGTACTGAGGATGATTTTAGGCAAGGTGTTTCTAAGAATTTAAGGATAGACTCAACTACATTAGGACAATATGGCATAGAATTTAATGAGTTAAAACCTGCTATAAAAGTAAAGAGAATAATAGAAGCTATTGAGCAAACTTATTCTACTATTGAGTTTGGTGGTGGTTTTTTTGATTCGTCTGATTTTGGTGAATTGTATTTTTTACTAAACAAGAATAAAGGAGATGTACAAAACTTAAATGATATTAACGAATCTTTAGTAGATGGTTTTGCTGTTGCAAGTGATACAGGTACTTTTAGTGAAATGATTGATAGTTCTACACTTGTTCTTTCAGGTACTGCTTTTAGGTATATTAATGTAAATTTAACGGTAGAAACTGCTTCTACAGAAGATTATGTTATCATAATAATAAATGATGGTAATGAAATATACAGAGAAACATTAAATGCAAATAACACAATATACTTATCGCAAATACAATCAAGTAGAAATGGAAGATATACTGTTTATGTTGGTGCTTCAACTTCAATTACTTTTACTAAGATGGAATGGGATGTCTATTACGAAATATTTGATACTAACTTCCCTACAATTAATTCAAAAACTTACGGTACAGGTCAAGAAAATTTTACAAACGCTTTTACATTTAATATACCAAGACAAATGCCTAAGATGAAAACCTTAGACTTTTTAAGAGGTTTATTTAAGATGTTTAATCTAACTGCTTACTATGAGAATGGAGTTATAGTTGTAGATACTTTAGATGACTTTTATAGTGGTGGAGATACAATAGATTTAACTAAGAGTTTGGATAATGGCGAGATAACTGTAAAAAGAAGTAAACTTTATAGTGATATTAACTTTCAGTTTGCAGAGCCTAAAACATTTGGTGTAATTAATCAAAATGAGCAAAATCAAGACAACTTTGGTAACTTAGAATTTCAAACATTGCCTGATGGTAAGAATAGTAGTTTAGCATTTGATGGAACAAAGTACGAGATAAAGTTACCATTTGAAAAAGGTTTCTTTGAGCGAGTAAACGACCAAGATGCAGCTACATTTACCTTAACAGACTTTTCTAACGGTTGGATAGTTGACAAAAACCAAGAAACTACAGATATAGCACCAATGTTGTTTTACAACGTGCCTACTATAATAGATAGTAATACTTGGAAGTTTGGATTTGTAGGTAAGAGTAATTACATAACCACATTTAACAGAGGTAGTAATAGTAATTTAGGTGCGTCTAAATCATTGCAATTTGGTGCAGAAGTAGATGAATATACAGGTAATGTAAACTCTAACAGTTTGTTTGCTATTTGTTATCAGAATTACGTTACTAATTTGTTTAGTATAAATACAAGAATATTGTCTGCTGAGTTCTATTTAAGTTTAGATGTGCTTACGCAATACAAGTTAAACGATAAGATAAGGTTAAAGGGTAAAGATTATAGAATTAACTCTATAAAAAGCAACTTAAATACTGGTAAAAGTACATTAGAATTAATAACGAGTTATGATTAGAGATATAATACAATTATTAGGTAGTAATGAGTTTATGGTAAAAGACGAGGAAATACAGTTTGCCAAAGGTGCTTACGAGTTTCCATTATCATTAAAAGAGTTAAAAGAAAAGAATAAACGAAGAAAATTGATTAGCAATGGCAGAAAGTACTGAAACTATATTATTTAATCTAAAAATTGAGGAAAATAGAGCCACAAGAAAACTACAAGAAGTTAAAGAGGCTGTAAATTCTTTAGATAGAAGAACTACTAAGTATAAGAATACTGTAAGAGAACAGATAGCACTTGAAACGAAGCTAACTCAAATAAGAAAGCAACGTATAAGTGTTAATAAGCAATCTGAAATATCTTTAAAGGCGTTAAATAAAACACAGAAACAAGCTAAAGATGCTACTGGTGCTACTACTTCTGCTGCCTTAGAACTTGGTAGAGTTGTATCTGATGCACCTTATGGTATTCGTGGTATGGCGAACAACCTTACACAGTTAGTTTCTCAAATGGCTTTTGCTACAAAGGCAGCAGGTGGTTTTAGGTTGGCTCTTAAAGGTTTATGGACTGCTCTTACTGGACCTTTAGGTGTTGTATTAGCTATCACAGCAGCTATATCTGCTTTAGATTTTTTCTATGGTTCTCAAAAGAAAGCTAAAGATGAAACTGCTGAACATAATGACGAGTTAGAAAGACAAGCAGGTTTATTAAGGGAGTTAAACTCTATATTGGAAGTTTTATCTGTTTCATCTGATGCTATATCTCTTGATTGGATTGATAGTTTTGTTGCTGGTGTTGATGAGATAAATAAGAAAGACTTATTAAAGATATTAGAAAGAGATATTAAAGGAATTACAAATGCTTTTGACAGGTTACCTAAAGAAGAACAAAATATACGAGGTATTGAGGTATTAGTTGAAAAGAGAAAAACATTATTAGAAAGCATTACCAAAGAAAAGGAGTTAAAAGAAGAGTTAAATGAATTAGAGAAAGAGTTTTCTGTGTATAGATTCTTGCCTGAAAGCGAAACAAAAACATCATTAAGTAATGAAATAGTAGAAAAACAAAAGGAGTTATTAGCCTTACAAAAATCTATAGTTGATATTCAAGACTTATTTAGGAAAGGGAGTAAAACTAAAGGTAAGAAAGCTAAACCAAGACCTACAGCAGACATACTTGAAGATATATATGGTATAGATATATCGCCAGAGGCACAAGCAAAGTACATAGAGAAATTGACTGAAATGTTTGATTTTAGCAGTATGAGTTTGACTACAGCGCCTGAATTAGATTTAAAATTAAGCGAAGAAACTCAACAAGGAATAGACAACTACAATAAAGAAGTCGTAAGAAGATTAAATCTTGTTTATGATTTAGAAGAATACCAAGAATATTCTCAGAAATTTAAAGAGGTTTTATCAGGTATATCTGATTTTGTTAATGGTGAGTTTGAAAGAGAATTAACTATAGAACAAAACAGAACTACTGCTTTAAACCAAGAATTAAATAACAGATTACTTAATGAAAAGTTATCTGCCGACCAAAGAAAAAGTATTCAGAATCAGATATGGCAAAATGATGAAGCGTTAAGAAAGAAACAGAATGAGATTAAAAAGAAACAATTTAATAATCAAAAAGCATTTAACATAGCTAATGCAGTTATAGATACAAGTAGGGCAGCAGCAGGTGTTTTAGCAGAAACAAAAGGTGGAAGCATTGCTCGTATAACAAGTATGGTTGCAGTTATTGGTGCAGGTTTAGCACAAGTAGCAACTATAGCAAGACAAAAGTTTCAGCCTGATGCAGCTTCTACTCCAATAAACACGGCATCAGGAGGTGGTGGTGGTGGTGGTGTAGGTGATAGGTCATTTGATTTTAACTTAGTTGGTAACACGCAAGAGAATCAATTAGCTAATGCTATACAATCACAGTTTAGTTCTCCGTTAAAAGCGTTTGTAGTATCAAAAGATATTACTACGCAACAAGAATTAGATTTGAATATTAAGAGTAGTGCAACGTTTTAAATAAAAAAACCACCTGCGAAACCAATACACAGGTGGAAACTTAAAAACAAATTATGACAGAATATACAACCAATCAATACAACTGCAAGACAAAATTACATATAATAAATTAAACTACCAAAAATAAAACGTAAAATAATTAATAAGTTATAATAATATGGAAGAACAAGAAATACCATTAGTTGAATTATTTATAGACGAGGAAAATATAGACGATGGAGTACAAGCTATTTCATTGGTAGAATTTCCTGCTATAGAAGAAAACTTTGTAGCACTTAACAAGCATCAAGTAGAGTTTAAAACTATTAACGAAGAAAAACGTATTATAGTTGGGTTAGCTTTAGTGCCAAATAAAAAGATTTACAGACGTAACAGAGATTACGAATACAATATTATGTTTTCTGAACAAACTGTCCGTAAAGCGTCTGAAATATACCTTAAAAACCTTAGAAACAACAATACAACTTTAGACCACAATAACCTTACTACTGGTGTATCTGTAATTGAGAGTTGGGTAGTAGAAGATGAGAATATGGATAAGTCTAAATTGTATGGCTTAAACTCTGTAAAAGGTGCGTGGGTTGTTACTATGAAAGTAGACAACGATAAGGTTTGGGAAGATATAAAAGCACAGAAATACTTAGGATTATCTATTGAGGGAATGTTTAGTGATAATGTTGAAGAAATGTCTAAGAAAGATAGTGATAAAGAACTCTTAGAACAAATTAAACAACTATTAATAAATGAGTAACACAAAAGTAAACACAAGTTATGGTGTAAGACCTGACAAACATACTACAGATGCGATAAGTAAGTTGCAACCTGAAAATGGTGTTATTGTATTTGATAAAGATACTAATCAAAACTACTACCATAATGGCAGAAAGAGCAAAATATTGTAAATGTCTAAATACTTATACTATAAAAAAGTGTAAGAAAAAGAAGTGTAAATCTCATCCAATATGGAAGCAAGGGATAGGTAATATAGGTGGTAAATCATCTTAATTTCAAACAAGTGTTTTTTAAATAGTTATAATAATATAAAATCGTAAACAATGAGTAAATCCAATGAAACGCTTAACAGTATAAAAGAATTGTTAGGCTTGTCTACACCAAAAGAAGTTGTAGAAGAAGTTGCTTTAGCTGATGAAGTTGTTGAAGAAGTAAAGGAAGAATCTAAGCAAGAGATGGTTCAACCTAATTACGTTACTGAACAACAATTATCAGATGTAAAGAACGAATTATTCTTAATGATTCAAGCATTACTTGAAGAAAATAAGAAACAAGTAAAAGAAGTTCCACAAGAATTAGCTAAAGAAGTTAAGGAAGAAGTAAAAGTGGAATTAGAAGAAGTAAGTGAAATAGTACACTCTCCTGAAAACGAAGTAGAAAAGAAACAAGTTATGTTTTCTAAGTCTGTGGTTAATATGACACCACAAGAGAGAATTTATGCAATGTTAAATAATAAATAATAAATAATAAAAATGGCAACAAGTACAAGTATAACAACAAGCTATGCAGGTGAATATAAAAATCAAATTATATCTTCTGCATTATTAGCAGGAAACACTCTTGCACAAGACGCAATCACTTTTAAACCTAATATTGTAGGGAGAGAGGTTGTAAGACGATTAGAAACTGATGGATTATTAAAAGGTGCAACCTGTGATTTTACAGATACTTCTACTATCACATCTACAGAAAGATACATCGACCCTAAAGAGTTTCAAGTAAACTTAGAGTTGTGTAAGACTGATTGGTTTAACGATTGGAATGGATATCAAATGGGTGCTTCTGCTTTCAGAAATATGCCATCTACTATCCAAGAGTATATCGTACAATATGTAGCTGCTAAGATAGCACAGTCTAACGAGAATCTTATTTGGACAGGTGTTGATGGTGCTGATTCTTACGATGGTTTTGCAACTTTATTGGCTGCTGATGCTGACTTACCATCTGCTAACGAGGTAACAGGAACTACTGTAACTGCTTCAAATGTAATTGATGAGATTGGTAAAGTATATGCTGCTATCCCTAAAGCTATCTTTGGTTCTCCTGAATTATGCTTATATGTTTCACAAGACGTTTACAAGGCTTACTCTATCGCTTTAGGTGGTTTTGCTGCAAACGGTGAGGGTGCTGCTGGTATTAACGTAGCAGGTTTAAATCAAGCATTTGCAGGATTACAATTTGCAGGATTAAGAATATTTGTAGCTAACGGATTACCTGCTTCTACAATGGTTGCTGCTGAGAAGTCTAACTTATGGTTTGGAACTTCTATCGCATCTGATTGGAACGAGGTAAGATTGTTAGATATGGCTGACTTAGATGGTTCTAAGAATGTTCGTGTAATTATGAGATTCTTAGCAAGTGTTCAGTATGGTATCGTTGAAGAAATCGTTACTTACGGAATTGTGAATAACGCTAACTAAGATTAGTATTTAAAATAATGTGAGGGTAGGTGGATAAAGTCTATCTACCCTTTTTTAATAACAATAAAATAATAAATAAATGAATTGCGATATTAGTAGAGGGCGTTTGGAAGAATGTGCTGAATCAGTTGGAGGTATCAATGCTGTTTACTTTGTGAACCACGATAGCTTAGGTGTTCCACTTTATGATAGTACAGATACAGATGTTATAGAGGAATTTCCGAGTAGTGGGGATGCTTTCAAGTTTGATGTAAGAGGTGCTTCAACATACACAGAAACACCTACCAAGAGTAGGGAAAATGGAACTACATTCTTTGAACAAGTTTTAGAATTACAGTTGCCTAAGTTAACAAAAGAAGACCACAAGACAATTAAGTTGCTATGTTACGGTAGTCCACATATTTTAATAGAGGACAACAATGGAAACGTATTTGTAGCAGGTTTAGAATATGGTTTAGATGTATCAGGTGGTTCAATAGTTACAGGTGGTGCTATGGGAGATATGAGTGGTTATACATTGTCTTTTACAGGACAAGAAAAATTACCTGCTAACTTTTTATCTAAAGTTGGTGCAGGTGGCTCTGAGTCTATTGAGGCTGTTGGGTTTTCTATTATTGCAGGAACTTAATAGTTAAATACACTATAACTAAGGCACTATCTTAATTGGTAGTGCTTTTTTATTTAAAACAAATAACTACATTTTTGTTATATAAGTATGTTAATAATGTTACCTAATAATTCCGTACAAACTATCAGCTTTATGCCACGATTTGAGGTAAAGACTGGTAACATTGAAGTTAAGGTTCGTAAAGATGGTTATGGGCAAGAAGAATTTGTTAGTGGCTTTGCTGTTACACAAGATTACAGTTCAAGAGTAATATCTGATGGTGGTATTACTGAATCTTTAAATTGTATAAACAACGATTCTTTTATTATTGGATTTTCTAATGAAAGTTATTATTCTGACTTAGACGTTAGTTTTGATTTCTTAACAGAGGGAGATACTTATTATTTAGAGATTTATCATAATGATAACTTATGGTATAGAGATAAGATATACGTTACTTCACAAACTGATTTTAAAGTGAAGCATAAACAATCTTTAAACAAATACGACCAATACAATGAACTTGACGATAACACATACATTATAAGAAATTAATTATGTCTGATAAAGAAAAAATACAAAGTGGGTTTAGAGTTGTAAACTTGTCATCTTACGAGATGCCTACAGTAAAAGAGGTTTACAATAAAGATTACATTTGCTTTGGAGAAGATAATGCTTACTTTGATAGATTAGTAGAATTATCTATGGTATCAGCTACTAACGCAAGATGTGTTAATGGTATATCTGATATGATTTATGGTAGAGGGTTGGAGTCATTAAACTCAGATAAGTTTCCTAAAGACTACGTTAGATTTAAGAAGTTACTTAAACCTAATGACATTAAGAATATAACAAAAGATTACTATACTTTAGCACAAGCAGCAGTACAGGTAACATATAATAAAAATAAGACAGAGATATTAAAAGTATCTCACTTTCCTATGATAACACTTAGAGCAAGTAAAGCTGTTAAAGGTGTTATTAAGTCTTGGCATTACCACCCTGATTGGGAGAATAAAAAGCCAAATGATAAGACTAAGATTATACCAAGTTTCGGTTGTGGTAGTAAAGGTCAATTAAACGAAATTTACATAATCAAACCTTACAGTCCTAAATTTTATTACTATGCACCTGCGTTTTATAACGGTTGTTTACAGTATGCTGAATTAGAGGGGGAAGTATCAGAGTATCATATTTCTAATATACAGAATGGTTTAGCACCAAGTTTGTTTTTACAGTTTAACAATGGAGTGCCTGATGAGTCTACACAAGTTAACATAGAGAATAAAGTTAACGATAAGTTTAGTGGTAGTTCTAATGCAGGTAAAGCTATGATAGCTTTTAATGATTCACAAGAAACTGCTGCAACTATTGAGGCTATACATTTACCTGATGCTCACGCACAATATCAATTCTTATCTGATGAAGCAAGAGAAAAGATAATGTTAGGACACGGTATTGTATCTCCTATCTTATTAGGTATTAAAGATAATACTGGATTTGGTAACAATGCAGAAGAATTAAGAACTGCATCTGTATTAATGGATAATGTTATTATTAGACCAAGACAAGATGAGTTGATTAGTGCTTTTAAAGAAATATTAGAGTTTAACAACATACACCAAGATTTATACTTTACAACTTTACAGCCTATTGAGTTTACTCAGTTAGATAATATCTCTACTAAGATTAAGAGAGAAGAAGAAACAGGTGAGAAGTTGTCAAGTGATAAAGAAGTAGATGATTTCTCTGAGGAAGATGGTGATGATATGTTAGAGCAGTTAGAAGAGCTTGGAGAGGTTTTAAGCGATGATTGGGAGTTAATCCATAGTGAAGTATACCAAGAGGGTAAAGATGTTCTTAAAATGGCTGAAATCAAGTATAAAGATACAAAGTCAAGTGAAGATAACGACATATACAAAGTAAGGTATAGTTATGCACCAGTAAGAAAGAGTCCTAACAGTAGGGATTTTTGTAAGAAAATGGAAGCACTTACTCAAAGGAAAGTAGTATTTAGAAAGGAAGATATTAATATGATGTCTTTTAGAGGTGTAAACAAAAAGTTAGGTCATAAGGGTAGAAACTATAGTTTACTTAAATATAAAGGAGGGAAAAACTGCCATCATTATTGGGAAGTACAAGTGTACAGAAAGAGTAATGGTAATAAAGTAAATCCTGAAAAGGCTTATGAAAAAGGTTTAGGGCAACCTAACAATCCAAGTGAGATGCCAATAAGACCTATAGATATGCCAAATAGAGGTGGTATATTAAGTAAAATTAGAAAAGGTTTAGGATATGAGTAAAGCATTATTTATAACAGTAAAAGACTTAAAGGACAACTCTATAATATCAGGTAATACTGATGGAGATAAGTTGATACATTATATTGAAGTAGCACAAGACATTCATATACAACAATATTTAGGTGGTAGACTTTATGATAAGTTTCAAGAGATTATACTTAATGATGACATTAATACACCTGCTTATAGTGATTACAAGTACCTAAGAGATAGTTATATTAAACCTATGTTAATATGGTTCTCACAAGTAGAGTATTTACCATTTTGTATGTTTAGAATTAACAATGGTGGTTTATCTAAGCATAGGGGAGAGAGTGATGATTTTGTAGACTATGGTGATATAGATAGAATGGAATCTAAAGCAAGAGCAAGAGCAGAGTTTTATACTGCAAGATATATGGACTACATCTGCAATAACTCTAATAAATATCCTGAGTACAATCAAAACAGTAATGGAGATATGTACCCTGACAAAGATAACAGTAACTTTTCAAGCATTGTATTATAATGAGAAGCAAAAGAGGTGAGTATAAGCAAAAGGAAAAGCATATTGAAAAGCTAAGTAAGTTTTTTAAGACTTTGGTTAAGAAAGAGCAAAAAGAACAAGATGGCAAATAATATTAATTTCGGTAAAATATACGAAACAACTTGGTGGGGTGTTGGTGTTACAACCAATACAATAAGCTGGGGTAAGATATACGAAGATTTAGCAGATGGTGCAACTGCAATAACACAATATTATGAGGATAGAGTATTGGCAGATGGTGGTGTTGTTGAAGCTATTAATTGTGTAAATGATGCAAGTTGGAATACAGATGATAAAAACTGGGCATATTTAGTAAGAGTAACAAATGACAATGGAGTTGTAGAGGCTTTTGATTGTATAAACATAATATAAAATAAATAAAA